GCCATGACCCTTGTTGCCTCATCCGAAGGGTTAACGGCCAGGCTAATGACGGGTTCCAATCCCAAACTGGACGCTGATAACTGCACCTCGACCATCTCGAATCCGATCTTGATGTTGTCCGCGCCGTCCTTTTGCTTGCTGATGGTTAGCAGCCCTGATCCGGCTATACCGTCGCGTTTACCGCCCTCCATCCTGAGCAGTTCCAGTTGCGTGTCCACGGCTCCGAGTAGGGAAGAGTGACCGCGCAGCCCTCTAGTGGCATCCTTCCCTGAGTGGTGCAAGATCATGATGGCGCAGTCCAGCATCCTCTGTACCCGTCCGATGTTGGTGATGAACGCGCCCATGTCCTGGGAGTCGTTCTCGTTGCCGCCGCCGAAGGCTCGTGCCAAGGTATCTATTTGCAGGAGGCTGAACTCCACGCCTGTTTGGTTTATGAGTTGCTGGATGGACAGCATCAATAGGTTGAAGTCCTCCTCACTCGATCTCAGGTTGAGTTGGTGTCTAATGACGTAGATTTCCGCGCCCTGCTGGGTGTTGTTGTGGAGTTTGCAAGCCCTGATCCTTGCCCCGATACCGCCGTGTCCCTCTCCGCATATATATAGGACTGCGCCTGGAGTCTTGATCTCGTTACCCATCCACGTCCTGCCCGTTGCCACCGCCTCTGCAATGTCCAAGGCGATAAAGGACTTGTATGAGCCTGGCGGTCCGTACAGCGCGACAAAGGACTTCTTAGGTATGACCTTCTCAATCAGCCACTCCACTGGCTCGTCCTGAATGGTGTCCCACGACTCGATGTTCAAGAACAGGGGTTTTACGATCGTTGACTCCTCATGCATAGGCGCGTTGGAGTCGTAGTCATCCTGTGATGTATTTTCGCTGTGCGAGTCGTACTGTTCGCTGTTCGTTGCGGTATCCGTTTCCGTGATGGCTGGGAGTTTCTTTGCAAGGTCCGCAAGTTCAGCCCTCGTGCCTCCCATCTTCACCCACTCGAATGCGTCATCGCCAGGGAAAGGCAGGTCAAGGTCCAAGTACCTGATGGACTTGGCCACCGGCAATAGGTTCTTGATTACCTTCTTGGCGTACTCCTGTCCCGCCTTGTCGTTGTCTGGAACCACCACCACGTTGGCCCCTGCAAAGTACTGGGTAATCTCAGCAGGCCAATGCCCAGCCCCAGCGTGTGAGGTTGTGGCAATGGCTCCGATGGACACTAGCGCGTCGGCTGCCTTCTCGCCTTCGACCAAGTAGATGGCTCGGCCTGCTGTCTTTGCGTCCAAGAGTTCTGGGAATCGGTAAGGGACAATCCTTACATCGCCAAGGCGTGAGTGCCGCCTACCAAGCGCGTCAACTCGGACAAGCCTGTAGTCCTTGCCCTTCTCCGTGTTCGTCTTGAACCTCTGCTTAATAAACAGGGTGTTCCTGTCCTCGTCCATGTACTCCCACTCCTGCTCCAAGGTCATAGGCTGCGGTGCGAGCGTGGCCAGGCTGCTGAATATCTCCTCGCGTTTCGGTAGTTCCGGCAACAGACCCCGATCCCTGATTGCGCCGAATACATCGTTCTGGTCGCACCCGCCGTGGCAGTGGAACAGGTACTTTCCGTCCTGAGTCTCCGTGATGGATAGGCTTGGGTTCTTGTCCCCGTTGCCCTTACCGTGCGATTGAACTGGGCAAGATGCCAGCCATGATCCATTTGCTTGCTTCGCGTTGCCTAGTGCCTGCGCTATTTGTTCGGCTTGCATAGTTCTTCTACCTCGTTTATTCTTTTTCCGATCCAAGCCATCACAGGCACGGCCATTGAATTGGAACAAGTACTTACCCTCTGAAGTTTCCGTGATGGATAGGGATGGGTTCTTGTCCCCGTTGCCCTTACCGTGCGATTGGACTGGGCAAGATGCCAGCCATGATCCATTTGCTTGCTTTGCGTTGCCTAGTGCCTGCGCTATTTGTTCGGCTTGCATAGTTCTTCTACCTCGTTTATTCTTTTTCCGATCCAAGCCATCACAGGCACGGCCATTGAATTACCCAAAGCCTTGTACCTCGGACCGTCAGGGGTTGCCTTGCCCTTTGACTTGATGTCCGTGTAAGTATCGGGGAAGCCTTGCAACCGCTCGCACTCCATTGGGGTTAGGCGGCGTACTGCCATTGACTGCATCACAATCGGCTCATGCCCGTGCGTTTCACGCCGTAGCGTCCCCGTCATGTCCGTTTCAACATTCATCACGCTGCCGCCTTGGTCCATTAACACCATCGGCTGCGCCACTGCATGGCTATGCCCTTTGGTTATTGTGTAGGCTGGATCACCCGCCGCGCCAATGCCAAACCCTGTACCTTCACCCAAAGCCTCATGGCGTAAAGCAACCATAGTGTTTATTGGCATCGGCTGCGCCACACCATGCACACCTGTGGCATTCAAGGTGTACATCGGGCCGCCATCGGTAAACCCGTCACCGTTGCCACCATTCTCAGGCTTGCGTCCTATGGTGTTCTCGGCTAGGGCAATGGGTTGCAAAGCCATTGCAACGTGCATTTGGCTGCCTTTTGCCAATGTGCTAACAGGCAACCCTGGTTCTACCCTTGTGCCGTTTACCTTACTTGTAATCTGCGCCATGTCAAAACTAATGGGTTGTATCGCCATGTACCCACCCGCTGCATGGTCAATTGAGTTGCTAAAACCGCCCGATGTATTGCGGGAAAGCATTGTTCCCGCCACATCATGCGAGGCAATAGGCTGCGCCAAGAAAGTCTCGCTACCGCCACCCAACACACCGCCTGATGCCTTAATAGTTCCACCAACATCTGCTTGTTGATATTGGGCAAACCCAGTCTCATAAAAGCCTTTAGCTGGCACGAACAAAGGACAACCAGCATTGACGTGCTGATTTTCCAAGCCCATCTTTGTTCCAAAGGTAGTGTCTAAGGTGCTACTTATTTCAGCAGGCCAAGTCACGCATTCTTCGTGGTTGTTACGACTGACTCCAGTGCGCGTTGTAATTGTTCCGGCAACACCTTCCCTCTTTTGTCTGCTCGGCGCAGGATTCCCGCACAGGCTGTCTCGCTCAAAAAGAACCGCTGCGGCACGCTGCCAGTCTCCAAGGTATCCGACAACAAACACACGTCTGCGTCTTTGGGCCACTCCGAAGTACTGAGCGTCAAGAACCCTGTATGCGAACCCATACCCGAGTTCCCCCAACCCGCGAAGGAAGCTGGCAAAGTCGTGTCCTCCGTTAGAGGATAGAACGCCGGGGACGTTCTCCCAAACCAACCACTTGGGCCGATATTTGTCAGCAATGGCAAGATAGGTGAGCATGAGGTTGCCACGAGGGTCATCCAGTCCCTTTCGGAGTCCGGCGACTGAGAAGGATTGGCAGGGAGTTCCTCCAACGAGAACATCGACATTTGATTCAATTGACCACTCCTTAAATTTTGTCATGTCACCCAAGTTGGGTGTGTTTGGGTAGTGATGTGCAAGCACCTCAGATGGGAATCTTTCGATCTCGGAGTAGGCCACTGCCTCCCATCCAAGTGGATGCCACGCTACTGTTGCCGCTTCAATACCACTGCAAAGTGAGAGATATTTCATAGTTATATTTTTTAGAGGAAAAAAAAGCCGAGGCTGTTACACCTCGGCGTTCGGGACTACGAGTTAAAACATCTCGTCTTCGTCTTCCACTACAACCGCCTTCGCCGGTGCTTGACGCACTGGCTGCGGTGCTTGCTCAACAGGAGCCGCCACAGCGTCCATACCTTCGGGACGCGCTACCCACGACACCAACTCAAAGTTAGGTATGCGAGTCGTACCCTTGCCGATCTTCTCCAACTTGGAACCCTTGTACTCAACCACAGGCAACTTGCCAGGGTTTGCAGCGCGTTGCGCGTCGCAGGTCTTGTACAACTGCTCCAAGCCCATGTTGGGTCCGACTCCGTTGCTAGACCACTCGGCTGCGCCGATCTCCTTGTTGTACAGCGTGACCATGAACCCGCGCTTGTGTTCAGGCGTTGGCTGCGGACCCTTCTTGCCGAGAGACACATCAGGATTCCACTCGCGCTGACCAACGGCCAGCAGGAGCCAGCCTGTCTGCACGTTGTCGAGGTCGAAGACCACCTTCTTGAGTTGGATTTCCTCGTTGTTTGAGTTTGTCCAAGCGTTAGCCTGGGGAGAGAAGCGGATGTAGTTTCCTGAACCGCCGGATGATGAGAGATTTAGCATTTAGCGTTTTGCTTTCAAGGTTATGTGACTAAGTAGTCACGGGGAGGTGATTATTGTCCAAGACCAACCGCTTTGGCAAGCGTTAATCCTGAACTTTCTTTTTTCGTGATGTCCTCAAGGACGTGCTTCTTTTCCTTACCCAAGAGTTTCTCTGCGGCCGCAGGTGAAATGATCTCGGTCAGCATGAGTTTGCTGTGTTCGATACCCGTAGCCTCAAGCGCGACTACTGCCGCAGCCTCATCTATCCACTTGCGCGTTGCGCGTTTGGGTGACAATTGCCATCCTGACAGGACACCGCCGTCTTCCAAGACCTTTGTGGCGTGTTTGCGTAATGCCGCAATGAAGTCCTCGACCATCTCAGACCGAGCCAGCAGGTCGCTGACCACCTCAGGCGCAAGGGTCTTGACATCCAACTTGACGGGTATCAACTCCAACGCCTTGGTCTGCGCGGGGCAGATCACCTTGGCTGGACAGTAACGGCAAGCGTTACTAGATGGCTTTGGCTGGGCGTCCTTCGTCGGCTGCTTCCTTGATGGCGGGCAGCAGCACGTCAGCCTTCCAACTGTTCAACTCATCCACCGTCATGGTGTGTGTACGTGTATCACCTGAGTGCGGCTGGATGATGGAGAGCCTAACAGTCTCCACGGGTTTCTTAATCTTGGCCAGCGTACCCAGCGCGTAAATCTTCATCTGCTCGCTGTCCGCATCCACGTAACCACGTCCTGTCTTCAAGTCTGCGATCTCAAGAATGCCATTGCCGAATCCGATCACGTCAGCAGTCCCGCCCAACTTGATGTCGGCATCGTCAATCACCGTCACGTACTGCTCAACCTTTACAGCCCCAAGTTCAGATTTCAGATTTGTAATGTGGTCAAGGTGAGCCTGGGCAAAATCCACGTTCTCCTGAGTCATCGTGATGCCCTCAACCTGCTTGCCAAGGTAGGCATCAGCCCTCTCACCTGTGCCAAAGCACTTCTCGGCCAAGGCATGGATGGCAGTACCGATCTGCGCGGCCTCACCAGCGGGTTCGTAGGGTACGCCCTCAGAGAGCCGTACAGATGCAGGGCAGGCGATCCAGCGGGATGCTGAACTTGGCCGTAGGATTATTTTGTTTTCCATTGTTTTCTTTCGTTGTCCGTGTCGTTAATAAGGATTTGGTACGCCAACTTGCGCACCTCGGTGTTTACAGCGTGTCCCAAGTCTTCAGGGTCAAGCATTCGTTTCAGCAGCACGGTCTTCTGACCCGACTGGTGACGCTCGTTCTCCAACTGAGTTCCCAAGTAGATGATGTGGTCACGCATGACTTTGATCTCGTCTGATGTCACTTGGTCAACTCCCTCAAGTACCAAAACCCGATCAGCACAGCGTCAGCCCTGCCGTCGTCCTTAGCGCGAGCAAACTCTTTTTGGTGTGATGGGTACAGTTCCATCGCACGGCTGCGGGATGCGTCCTTGCCAACCCCGCGGGTGATGGCTCTAGTCCACACCGCCGGCTGCACAAAGGTTTGCGGAACCATCAGCGCGGCCAAGACTCCCTCAATCACTCCCGCACTGCGGCCAAAGGAAAACATGGAAGTTGATCCGTTGCCAGGTAATGCACCAACCTTCTCAATTACTGCGTGGTCTGCCTTCAGGTCAATAATTAGTGTGGCCAAACCCTGCGCGGACACCTGACGTTTCTGAGTCTTACCGCGCATGATGCTGACCACCGGCATATCCGTCACGGACTCCAAGGCTCCGTCAACGTGCAGAGCGACGGCTCCACTCAGCCCTGGGTCAATACTGATAACCCTCACTTGACGGCCTCTTCCATGTCCTTGGCCAACTGCGTCATGCGTGCAGAGATCAGCGCGTCAACGGCCTCGTTCAACTTGATGATTGATGAGTACAGGGGAACTGTCTTGCCGGTTGCCCACCGTGAGAGTTGGGCTGGGTCAATGTTGGCGACCCTGCCAACGTCGGAGAGACGAAACCCTGCCGACTTTGCGCGATCTCGGATCGCCTTGATTGCTTGCTGTGTAGATGTTTCCATGATTGCGATGTTAAACTAAAGTTGATAAACAGCGCAAGTGTACAGAAAAAAAGGGGAGAGCGTGAACTCTCCCCGAAGGCAACTGCGGGGGAAACAATACCCCGCGCAGAGATTTTACAACGGATTAGTTGACTAAAATACTTAGGTATTGACTAGTTGTGCAAAT